CACCACCAACGCCCCTAGCATCGAATATAACATCAGCGCAAACCGAACAAATGATTTGCGCTGAATGCTGTTCCACGATTCCGCGTGTAAGTTCCTCACAATGATGACAGATAACATCTTCTTCAAAAAATTCTACTTCCATGTCGCGAGAATGACATATCAAGATGGATTGTTCAAGACGTTATGCCCTCGCCCCTCTAAACACTTAGTTACCATAGGGCTGTCGCTTATCAATGCCTTATCTATCCAGCCCCTTGCCATCGATGCCAACATACGACATTCTGTTAAGTCACGCTGATATAGATGCGCCTTATCTTCGCTGGCTCTTAAATCAACAACAGGTTCAAACTTAGCGCATCCTGTTATAACAAATATAATTATGAATGATATGGATATAGGTAATCGCATAATACATTCCAATCATATTCTGTTTGTTCTTTAATATATTTATAAATTTCTTCATGATTGGTCATAGACAATTTTTCTTTGCGTTCATAATCCACCAAAAAATTATAACAATCATCTATGTCTTCTAACATATCATTAGACCACACGGCAAAATTTGCTAACCCGTTTTCTGATGACATCCTAATCACGCCTTTATAAACATTTTTTATAGACATAAATTCAAACCACATTTTTTTTAAATTAGGCTTGATTTCAAAATTGTTTTTAAAATTTTCCCAATACTCAACCCTTTCATTATATTTTTCATCTAATTCATTTTCTTTTTTAATTGGCTTTTCAAAATATCTTAACTTGTGTTTGAGGTCATTTTCCGCTTCATTTGCTTGTGATAACAAAAAATGTATTTTCATAATAATGTCATCATGTTCTTTATCATAAACCATCTTTTTAATTCCTTCCGAAATGTTGTATCGCGCCCCACACTGTATAATGTTGGCTATCTGGGACGCCTATAATCCATAGCCAATCTATAAAGCTAAGACCAACCAGCCCCAGCAAAATAAACATAAACATATTACTTAATAATCTAATCATATCATTTTCCAATGCGTTTTAAGTGGCTTTTGCTTGCCAACATATTTTGTTGATTTGGCTCTATTGCCTGACCAATCGACCTTATTAATTTGTAAAGAACGCCTTTTTATTTCTTTTAATTCTGCTTTAAACTGTTCAACAGTCATTTCTGTAGCTTTCATCTTTTCTCCCATCTGTAAAAAATATGGTCATCTATCCTGACCACATAGGTTTTTGTTTGCGCCCAATCGGGCTGAACATAAGTTGCATGATAATGCGTCGAACCTTCAACCATATCATCTATGCGACCTAGCAACACCCCGCCAGCTAAAAGCATAGCGTTCTGCCATGCTTCGCCATCCTTCGGCTGGTCTGACTTTCCGTCACAATACCAGCTAAACTGGCATTTATGACGAATGGGCTGGCTAGGATTCCACGAATAAGTTTGCCCTTGCGTTACAACAGAACAAACATCATCAGGATATCGGCTATCCATAACGCGATTCATAACCACTTGTGCAACAGCGATTTGACCGATGCTTGGTTGGTTCTTGGCTTCGTGGTAAATATTCATTGCCAGACATACAAGTGCCGCTTCAAACATCGGTCGATCCTCTCTTATATCGCTGGGATTTTATCTGACAACAGAACAGTCATGTCAGATTTAGTCGATTGTTTATTATGTTTGTAATTATACCAAGTTCTAGTCAGTAATATCGCTATGTCATGCGATGTGATCTTATAAGATGGATTAGTTTTTAATTCATTTAATCGCTTCATAAACATCTTCTGAGGCGACCTAGCCCCGCCATAACCATCGCGCAGATGTTCTAAAAATCTAGCAACTTTTTCTTCACAACCACCAATAGAAGCTAAATAATAGATTGATGCTAATGCTGTAACATTTATACTTGTAACTGTATAAACACTTTTTGAAGCTAAAACAGATCTTTGCAATAGTTCTTGATCCATATTATTTAAATAGCAATCTTTTATTTCCTCATTAGTCATTTTTAGCGCGCCAGTGTTTGTTTTCCCAACTTGCCAAGCAGATATAAGCCTAATCGTTGCGCTTATGCGTTTAGCATTTTTGACGCCCATAATTGCTAAAACATCAGAATGAGATCTATTTGCCCCAGTATCCATAACCACGAAAGCGCGTGGATCTATTCCGAATATAACGTGCGTATCAAACGATGTGTTAGCCCTTATGCAAGCGGCTAATCTATTTTGACCATCTTTAAGCAAACCATCAGATCCAAACGCTATTGTTTCGCCTGTTATAAGCCAATTATGATTAGTCATATCTTTAGAATATTGCACTATTTTTGCAGTTTTTCTTGGTCTGTTATGCAAGTTAAGATTAGTCAAAACGTATTCCGCTAATTTTGGTGTAAATGTTAAAACCACACTATTTTTTGGCGGGGTCTTTATATAATCGTTTAAGTTGGTTAGATCGTTTTTATTGTTTTTAACAAGTTTCATTTAATTATCTCCTTTTGACTTGTTAGTTTTACTGGTTGCGATTGCAACACAGTTCGCGCAACACACTATTGTCTTACGCAATTCTTTAAATAAAGTTGCCAAGCTATATTCTACAGCTTTGACAATCTTCATATTTTTTCCGTGAACATGATAAAAATATAACGCGCTGGGATGCTGGTTATACCCGCATCGATGGCAACCCTTTGCCAATTTATATCTGGCTAAGTGATGCTGACGGCGTTTATATTTAGCCCTTTTTTTAGCATTAGCCCTACGCCATTTAGCTTGCGTTTTTTCAGCTTTGATGCGGCGGCGTTCAGATAAATATAATTCCACCGCATCCAGCTTTTCTTTAGATGCTTCGTTCATTACGCCGCGCCCATTTCTTTTTCTTTAGATAGTTGAAAAAAAACATTTGTTAATTTTTGGCTTGCTTTCTCTAAAGCTAGATAAGCCTCTCTGCAATCGTTATCCAATTTATCGTTTGGGCTAGTATTTATTTTGATAATTTGATTTTGCATTGCTTCAATTTTTTTGATGTTATTTAAAGTTTCTGTCATGTTTTCCATTTTAGTCTCTCCTAATTAAAATGTGGTACACCCCCACCCTACCACCATAATGATAATAGGGTCAACAACTAATTTAACTTTTTTTAAACTTTTTTTACAGACCTAGTTGTTTAATAACATCTGGGCGCATTCTTCTGTAATAATCGCGCATGGTATCTGATAACGCGTTCCATTCATCTATGGTCAGCATTTTCTTGCCGCCACCGACTAGCGAATTGGTTTTGCTTTGTAGCTTCTTTGGATTGTTAGCTTCTTTTATGACGCAGTTCTTGAAGAATGCTTTTAAGTTATGATATTTCTTGCCGCCGTTTTGCTCCGACCATAAATGCAAAGTCTCTAATAGCTTGTAAGGGTCAACGCCTTTTTCTTTGGCATAATCGACTAATTCATCATCTAACTGCAAATCTTCAACCAAATATTTTTTCTTTTTATTTATGGGTAATGGTTCTTTCTGGTTAGTGTCGCACCGTGAGACCCCAAAAGTATCAATTTGAGACGTCTCAATCTGCGACTTTTCAAATACCAAGCTATAAATATCGGAATTATTATAGCGTTTGACGCGGGATATCAGACCAGCTTCTTCTAACCATTTTAGCTTTCTAATAACTGTCGCGCGGCTTAAACTGGTCGCATCCATAATACGTTGCTGGCTGGGAAAACACTCGCCAGTGCTTTCGTTAAAATGGTCTGCAAGAACCAAAAGAACCAGCTTTGCAGATGCGTCCTTAATTTTTAGGTCATATAAGACCGCCGCGACTTTCTTAACGCTCATCGTTACACACCCAGCAATCTTCGGGCATTACATCACCCTCGCCGCCAGTGTAGCTTTGAACATAAATGAACCCTTTGCCATTACAGTTTTTGCATTGATTTTCGGATCTGGTCGAGACACCACGCATATCCAGCGATGTCTTTGATACTGTCCTGATGATCGGGCGTTGCGATAAGTCTGGCAATTTTAGTCCAGACCATGCATAGCACCACTTCATCTGGCGATATTTTTTTTCCAAGAATCTGCGACCAGCCAGCCGCAATTCGTTCATGGTTTTTGATAGGCGTGTCATAATCCTGTCCCCTCTCTTTTGTTATTTCCGCAATTTCTTCTAAAAATTCGTCTTGCACTTCTTTAATCCTCATTCCATAACCATTCGCGCCGTGGTGTCCATAAAAATGTTCATACCGCCAGCCATCAGGCAATTCTTTATCGGGCGTTGTATAAACTACTTTCCAGCTTTTCAAAGATCCACCATGTCCGCCACCGAAAATTCAGCCAATAGCCCTTTATCTTGCCAATCGCGCATCTGATTTCTGCCGCCATAAGTCGCAATAAAATCTGCATCGAAATTAATATATTTTATTTTGTTGGTATATTGAACCACAAAAAAAGCTGGAACTTTACACGCCTTTGCCAATTGTCTCGCGGCTAATGCTTTCTGCAAACTGCAAAAAATTGTTTTATATTCGCTTTCAGGAACAGTTCGGGATCTGATTTCTATTAGTGCATGGATTTTGTTTCTGCGACATAAAGCAAAATCTAAATAATTACTCATCGGCAATTTCTTTGCCTCGCATTTCCATTTCTTGCTAACAATGCCAGCGATGATTAATTCGGTCTGCAAATGATCAGCCGTTTCATATATAGGTCTATTCATATTTTACCCGCCAACAAATCGCATAAATCTTCATAATCTAAAACTGCAAGCGGCTTTTTACGATCCGCCCCTATCACCAATATGTCCGCGCCCTCGATGTTGTCATAAATGAATTTAAACCCATTAGCGCGTTTCTTAGCTTCAATTTCCCAAAGGGTGCGCCCGACCTTTATATGGACGTCGTTCTTAATACTACCCGCTCCAGATAACGGAACGCGATAACTTTCCAAACCATGCTTTTTAGCTGTTTCAACCAGTTCACGTTCGAAACGTGATCCCTTTTCTTTTTGACGATTTGGCATTTGCACTCCTTTTTTTTAAAAACATGATAAATAAATGTTGAAAAGTCAAATAGTTTAATTGTAAGGTTCTTTATGGAATTAACAATAGAACAAATAGAATCGGCATGGAAACGCTTCAACCAGCCCTATATTAGCCCTAGCAGATTAACGTCATCTGTTAGTAGTTGGCTATTTAAGTATGGTTTTTTAACCAGTGAAGAACGCCAAGAATTGATGGTCGGATATAATGCCCATTTCGGAACAGCTACGCATACTGGAATCCAAAATATAATATCTAATGGTGCAGATATAGCTGACGAAATTAAACAACAACAGATTAATCTAGCGTTTCAAAACGTCCCAGAACCTGATGATGTAATGCTGGCAAAATATAAAGACGACTTGCCTAACGCAATAAATAACGGTGTCCAAATATTAGCTGAAGATGGTTTTATAGGCGGTTTGCCTGAAGAAAAGATTTTAACTCGCATCCCTGATATTCATATTGATGTTATTGGCTATGTTGATTTGGTCGTTCCAGATACCATGTTTTGTGAAATGAAAACTAAAGCGGCGCGGAAAACTAAAGTGCTGAAATCGGGCGAACAGGGCTGGGCAAAAGCTACCTTGCCCAAAAAGCCAGACCATGCCCATTTAATCCAGACCAGCATTTATTATCACGCGCTGAAAACTACGCCGTCGATTTGTTATATATCAGCGGATGATGCGGTTCTTTATACGCCGTTCAACTGCGATGAACTTAAACACGACGCCATGTTGCATTATCTCGATGAAGCGCGTCAGCGCGCCTTACTGCGGCAAAATTTAGTATGTTTAAGCGATGATGTTAAGTTTTTAGCATCTATCACCGATCCCGATTGGGGTCACAATTATCAATGGAAATTACAACCAGAATATTTAAAAAGGGCTAAAGAATTATGGGAAATGTAGAATTAATGCGGTCTTTATCAAAATTCCGCGCAGAAGCATCGGTGGGCAAATCAGGACGCAACCCGATGTTTAGATCGGAATATACCACGCTGGGCGACGTTTTAAACGCGTTAGCTGGCGTTCACGAATACGGATTAACATTTGACCAATATTTCGACAATGACGCGCTGATAACTGATGTAATGCATCTGGAAAGTGGCGAATTATTTTCCAGTAGAATAATCATCAAGCCAGAAAAAGACACCCCGCAAGCATTCATGTCTTGCGTCACTTATTTGCGTCGCGCTAGTTTGATGACTATGTTTGGATTAAATGCTGACGATGATGATGCTAATTCTGCGACAAGTTTTGCTGGTCGCGCTGTCTCTCCTTCTAGCGGCGATAGGCAAAAAGCGGGTGATGGGGTTGTCCTCCCTACCTCATCGCCCGCACCTAAAATTACTGATAAAACATTAGCAGATGCGTTGATTGCTTGTGCTAATGAACAGGAAATAAACGATGTTTATAAACGGCTGTTTTCCAGCAAAAACATTAAACCAACAGATGACCAAATTGAATTATTTAAAATGAAAAAAGAAAAAGTGAAAGGGTTAAACAATGTCACAATATGATAACACTAATCGCGGGGCGGCGTTTCTAAACAATCGTAAAGAAAAAGACACCCAGCCAGATTTTCGCGGCAATCTGAATGTCGATGGTAAGGATTATTGGCTTTCTATCTGGAATGCTAATAGTCCAAAAACTGGCGATTATTTCAGCGTATCAGTTCAGCCAAAAGACACCCAGCCAGCAATTGAACCAGCGGTAAAAAAACTCGATGATGAAATTCCATTCTGATTTTGAACAAATAGCATTAACTCTCGATAGCGATGGATTAGTTGTCGCTATTGGGGAAAAGCTGATCCAAGTAGATTTTAGCCGTCAAGAAAAGCACGAACTGGCTATGCATTTATTAAGGTCGCTTGAAGATGCCGAAAAAAAAGATTAAAGCCCCGATCCTACCGCGCTGGGCAACTTGTGTTTGGTGCGAAAAGCAATTCGATTTAAATGGCTTTGATTATGTAGTAGATGGCGGCGGCAAATTGTTGCACGATAAGTGCTTCAACCAGCGATGGGCGTTAAAAAATGGTAAAGATTGAAAAAAATATTCCGATGCCAAAATATTCGATTTATGGCAAAAGAAGCATATTACAAAATATGAAAGTTGGCGATTCTATTTTTATAGAAGATGAACAGGAAAAAGACAGCATCCGCCACGCTATGCGATATCGCGGCTTAAAACCTATGTGCCGCAAACAAAATGGCGGCTGGCGTATCTGGCGGATATCAGACGATTAGTCTGGTTTCTTTTTGCCCATATCCAGCCCCAGATTCTTCAGCGCACGTTCACCATACCAAAAACCAAGCGATAACAAGTTTAACTGCCATAGCATTTCCATTGCATCTTTATCAATATTGCGCGTTAGAAAGCCATAAATAAACGCCCCCGCCAGCGCATAGGTTAAAACTGGTCTAACCGATCCGCGCAGTATCTGTATAATCGGATGTACATCTTCCCCGCGACCTTCATAAGCTACAACGAAATCGCGAAAACTGCCTTCCGCGTTTTGAACTTCTAATTCAATCTGTTTTCTGGCTTTTTCTTTAGCTTCGGGATCTGGTATCATATCCAGAACTTTGCCTAACGCTGGCTGTAATATTGGCAATAAACTTGTTATCATTTCCCGCACCTACACTGCTTTTCACGCCGCACCACATCTGCGCGCCATCTGTATAAATTAACCGCCGTGTTTAGCCCTATAAGCCCCACCAGCAATGCTTCCCACCATTCAGGCATCAATAGCTCCATATATTCGGGCGAGGCGTGTGTTCGCCCTCTAACAAGTCTAAATGCAGAAATCTAGAACTGCCGCTCTGACTAACCCCGATGCCAGTAAATCCAACCATTGTTGCATATCGAATCATCTCATAACAAAGTTGACCATTGCAAGCCACATCAACCGCGATCCCCATAGTGTGAACGCCGCGTGGTCTGCCAGCTTCAATTTTTGCCGCCTCAATCGGATGCGTAACGTCTCTAAATCCGCTGGTTATGACCATTGGCTTATTAAGCATAGTGCGAACTTCTGATAACTTATCCAACAATTCAACCTTCACGTCGGCTTTGCCAGTATGCGAACATTTGAATTCGTATTCTTTAAAATAGCTGTATTTCAACCAATCTATCATATTTCACCTCTAAAAATAGAAACTGCCTTTTGCCATGAATCATACTCAATATCGGGCGTATAAAAAAAACCTCTATCGATTCTATAGCTGATTTTCTTTAAACATTGAACCGATCTAAAAAAGCATTTTCTTTCATCTATTGCAACAAACGCTATTATGTCGAAATCTTCTTTGGTTGGCATTCTTTTTTTGCCGCCGACGCCTATATTATAACAAAACTGCTTATGACTAGAATTATTTTTCGCAAACCTGAATGAACTAGCTTTAACTTGCACCCTTAAACTGCCAACATTATCCCACGCAATAATATCTACCGAATCCATAGGCGTATGCGCCGCGCTAAATCCGTCAATCAATAAAATGCTTGATAAAGCTATATGTTCTCCAATTAATCCTGTTTTCGTTGCGCTGGTCATAAAACCAGAATAATCGCCATAACGACTAATACAACAGCACCTAACATAACCGCACCAAATATTTCTGCATTATGGATAAATTCTTTTCGAGCCTTTAGTTTTGCCGCCTTTGCTTTCCTTTCCGCCTCTTTTGCTTCTGCGATCCTTTTTGCGCGTTCCGCAATGATGCCTTCCCAGACCCCCGCCCCAAAACGCATATTAACCAGATTTTTCATTTCGGTCATGTGTTCTTGCGCCAACTTTGCATTAATAGTTTCTTCTGCAACCGAATTAACGCTAAATGGATCTTTTTGCGCTTTATTGCGTTTCTTTTGGATTTCTTGTTCGCCCTTAAATAGGCTGTCGATATGATGCGCTATATCGCCTATATCATTAGCGGTTGCAATAGCTGACTTAATACCATCGACACCAGCTTTAACTAATGCTATGCCCGCTAATGCTTCAGCTACTACCATTATACCACCATAGTTATGACAGCAACTGTCGCGCCAATAACAGTAATGGTGCTAATCATAATCAAACCTTCAAGTCGCCACATTCGTTTTTCTAAATTATCTAATTGCAACCGAATGCCGCGATAGCGTTCCAAGCATAATTCTTCATGTGCGTGTAAATCATCTGACATTATCCATAAACCTTTGTACTACCAACATAAACTTCAGTTACCAATGCACTACCCACATAAATTGCCGATGGTGCTGTTGATCCTATGCTAATATTAACCGTAGCGGCACTAGCGGCTAAAAAGTTATTAACATTATCAGACGAATTGCTAAAACCTTGATGTCCAGTCATTGTAAAGTTTTTAACAAAACCACTATGCCCAGATATTGTAAATTTAGACATTATATAGTCTCTATTGATATATTTGTAATGTATATTTTTAAGTCTGCTGTTGTGCTAGTTGGAAATCTAGCTTCAAACATACAAAAAGCAGAAGTTGGAAACGGTGAAGTGTCTGTCCCTGATGCTGGTGTGAAATCTGTAGAAACGTTAGCGGGGCTAGTGATATCAGTGCTGTTTATAGTCCCGCCTTGAGCGTAATCTTCATGACCAGAATCTGCCCCACCATCTCTCCAATAAATTCGCAATGTTTGAGGGCTATTAATTGCGGTGCTGTTTTTTGCACACGCAACTGTCACTCTCAATTGACCAGTCCCATCATAATCATCAGGAAAATTTAAAACAAATGGAAATCCAAAAAATGCATTACCATTGCTAACTCTAGGATGTTTAATAACCAAGCAATCAACAGAACTTATAGTATCGTTATATAACAAAGCTGGGGTGTTGTATTGATATGGCGGCAATATTATAATTGGTTTGTCATCATAATCATTTGATTCAAAAACATAAAGGTTGTTGCTAGTCCCATATCCATTAATCGTTGCAAGGTCTATAGTAGATGTTCTATAATCATTCCCGCCACATTTCAAAACACCACAACTGATGTTGTTTAATAAGTGCGTTCTAGGAATGTCTAACGCTGGATCAAACCATCTATTCCCAGATAAAGGTGCGGTAAAACTTGCTATTGCGGATGTCGTTCCCAACGGCGAACCTTTTCTTGGTGGATGTCCGCCAGCATAAGCCATTGAAGTATGGTTTTGTAATGGTGAGCCAGCAACCTCCGCCCTATAAACAGTGTCTGGGGCTTGCGGAACTGTAACTGGTATTTCAAGATGAATGCCTTCGGCGTGTGTATATGGGGCTAAACTCTGATTGGCTGTACTATAATAATTATTCCAATAACTCACAGTATAGCAACTAGATGGCAAGCAAGTTATTGATTCAAAATTGTTTAACCAACCGCTTGAACCGCCAGCCGCATACATCATTCTAAAAAACCCTAATGCATTAGGGTCAGTGTCTTGTTGAAACCCTAACACAGTCCCAATTTGAAGATTAATTCCAGAAACTCGATTGTTATAGTGCCTACTAAAGTCATTTGTTTGAGAGAAATATACAGTAGCTGTGCATTTGGTTGCCCCACCTTGTGAATTTTGATAATTCCCATAATAAAAGTTATTGTATCTAGCTTGCACCTGATGAACAATATAACTTTTATTTATATTGTCATTAAAATATCCCAAACCCCAATGGCAAAAATAACCATAACCAAAATGACCGCCAACAGATGCTGTCGCTGTTGCTGTTGAGTTAGTATGACAATTTACACCAACTCTGGTATATCCAAAATCTTCAGTAAATAACAGTAATTCTGGGCAATCTATATGAAGTTCAGTATTTACACCAGAATCACTGGGAAAACTTGCCCCAAAAAAATTATTGTTTCTATAAAAATAACCGCTATTGCTCCATTTAAGTATGCTTAAACCACCTCTAGTAGTTTCGCTAGTCCATCCAGAACTTATTTTTATTCTTGTTTGTAATATGTTCAAAAAATAGTTGTACTCTCCTGTCCCAGTAGTATTAAATGCAATATTATTCAAATATTCAGATTTTAGTTGTTTCAAAGTTGGATAGTTATATCCCCCAGTAGCAGTGCCGCCAGATGAGCTATCAAACCCGCACTGAAAATAAAAACGCTCATGTGTGCCTTGCCACGGCGTTGCTAGTGATGCGGCAGTGTTTGTGCCATTAAAAGTAGTAAAAAAAATGTTTTGAGTTCCAGCGGCGTCGGGCATAAAATAACCACTAAATGTTGAATCATAAGCAAAAATTTTGCTTGTTGTGTCAAAATTAGTCGCCATAGTTGTATTAGAGCTAGTTGGCTTTATATTCCCATTATTATAACTGGTGCTTGTAAAATAAACTTCTCCAAGATCTTCAAATAAAGTGTTAAATGGCAAGCCTTTTATTCTAATCTCATCATCGTCGTTAAGTGTGTTCCCATCAATTGATGTGATGTTTGTAGGATTGTTATTATTTTGCATAACATCAGCTTCAACCCATGACCAAGGGGCAGAATAAGATCCATCTTGATTGCTGGTCGTTGTTGTCCCATTGCCTTGTGTTGTCGCCTCTAAATAAGGGTCAATCCAATAAATAGCCATCTAAAGTTCTCCCACCCATTCGTCAAATTTGTCTTTGCACATATCTAAGCAAACAGCAAAAGGAATATTAGAGTAATTATCTGTAACTATAATTTCTTTTGAATGTTCTTCAAACCAAGCCGAAATTTTTAATTGTGGCGCATCAACGTGTAATATTTCAAAATTTTCAAACATTTTTTCACCTAAGTAATAAAGTAAATTGTGTTGCTATCAGGGCTGGCTGGTAGGGCTGAAACAACAGCTATATGCTTGTTGTCAACTGTGTCTGCGTTTGTAGCTGTGGCGGCATTGCCAGTTATATCACTGCTTGTAAGAGCCAATGTACCAGTCTCATCGGGTAATGTAATGGTGCGGTCTGCGGTGGCAGTCGTAGGTGTTACAGTAATATCATAAGTTCCAGTATCAAATATGAAATCACCACCATTCATTGTTAAAGAAGCACCACTTTGCACAGTAGTGTCTTTATAGAACCATAAAACAGTGCTCCCCATATCTATTACAAGTTGACCATTAGAATAAAATGAAATTCCTTGGTCATCTTGTAATCTGATTTGTGTATCAGTCTCCCCTATCTTTGCTCGTAGGTATAAATCTCCACCAACGTCACCTGAATTATTGCCACCTATGTAAAGATCCCCAGTTTTATTAGAAATGTAGGAATTAGTGCCATTGTGGGTAATAGCTAAATCATCATTCCCGCCAACAGATATATCTTCGTTATCGCCAACGCTAATACCATCAGCTACTAACGTGCCTGTTACTGTCGCACCAGTGCTTGTAGTCTCAAACTTTTTGCTATTGTCGTGGTGTAGTTCTACTGCGCCATCAGCGTTAAAAACAGCCATTGTTTCAGCGGAATTTCTTTTTGTGATTTTTAAGTCGCTATCTGTTTGTATTGCAATTGGTTCTGAACCAGCCCCAGACATACGACCAGTAGTGCCATCAAAGAAAATGGATAAATTATTTCCGCTTCCATAATTTGTACCAGTCATATTGTTATAAAAAGTTATACCAGCGGCGGCACTATCTCCCACGTCACTACGTAAAAATTGATAAGCGTGCAATCCATCCACTCTGTCTGCATTGCCCCCATCCGCAGAAGTTATAAAACCACTATCGTTATTAAATGCAGAAAGTTTTATTTCACTAGCCGCCTTACGTGATTCAGTTGAGCCATCTTGTAAGATAAACTCCGTTGTTCCAGAGATATCTGCGGTCATGTCGGTCAATTCAGAGAAGTCTAGATTCAGCGTAAGTGATCCAAAATCACCCCCACCAGACAAACCAACACCAGAATAAACAGCATCTACATCGCCAGTTGAACCCACGGTGATTGCTGTGACATGACCATTAGAATCTAGAGTAATTTCATTAATTTTGCTTTTACTTAATGTGTCTCCATAAGTTCCCGATAAAGAGCTAGTGTCAGCATGGTCAAAAGTAATTGTTTGATTTGTTGCTTGATTTAAAGTGAAATTTCCACCGCCAGTTAAATCAGAACCAGCTTGTAGCGTTATAGTGGAATTATTAGGTGACGTAGCAGATGGCGTGTTGGTGAAATTGTTATAATCTAGGTAATGCGATCCCTCTTGACCGTCCAGCAAATCAGCATCTAAGCCTGAAGTCGTTCCATCTACGGTTTTGATTGCAGTCAATATTTCTGCCGCGCTTTGGTCAGCCGTAGCATTAGATTCGATGCCCGATAACTTTGTATGGTCAGCGTCTGTGAATACATTGCTGTCTGTTGCAGTTTCTACTAATGTCCGTATTTCTGATGCAGTTTGGTCGGCAGTAGCGTTTGCTTCGATGCCAGTTAGTTTAGTTTGTTCTGCATCCGTAAAAGCATTAGTGTTGGCGTTATTTTCATAGGCAGTTTTAATTTCTGCGTCCGTCTGGTCAGCGGTGGCACTGGCTTCAACTGCGTCTAGCTTTGCTTTATCAGATGATGACATTAAACCATCTGTTGTTGTGGTCGCATTGGTTGGCGTACCAGATAAATCAGAATACGCGCCGCTGGTTGCAACATCATCTAAAGCTAAATTTGTTTTAGCGTTGTTTTGCTGGGTGCTAGTAAGACCTTGTGACGCAGTATCAACCCGCAATCTATTCGCAAGTGAATTAGTGACCGTTGTGTTAAAGTTAGCGTCGTCATTTATAGCCGCCGCAATTTCGTTTAGCGTGTCCAATGTTGATGGTGCGCTGTCTACTAACTGCGCTAATTCTTGCTGAACGAATGCGGTTGTAGCAACTTGCGTGGTGCTATCATCTGCCGCCGCTGTTGGTGCTGTTGGCGTCCCTGTTAGGGCTGGTGATGCCAATGGTGCTTTTGTATCTAAAGAAGTCTGCAATCCATCCACGTTGCTTATAATGTGATTATGGCTATCGTCAGCAACAACAATAGCGTTATAAGTGCCAGAAACATCGCCGCCAAAACTTGTTGTTGTGTTTAGCGCGGTGCTTGCTTGTTGATAATAAGAACCCTCTTGACCATCTAGCAAGTCAGCATCTAAACCGCTTGTTGTGCCATCGACCGTTTTTATGGCTGTTAATATCTCGCTGGCAGATTGGTCAGCCGTTGCGCCAGCTTCAACGCCAGATAATTTTGTTTTTTCCGCATCAGTGAAAGCATTTGTGTCACTGTTGTTCTCATACGCAGTTTTAATTTCAGCGTCTGTTTGGTCGGCAGTAGCGTTTGCTTCGATGTTTGTTAATTTAGTTTGTAATGAATCTGTAAATGCGTTTGTGTCAGCATTACTTTCATAAAGGGACTTAATTTCTGTATTTGTTTGGTCAGCAGTTGCACCTGTCTCTATTCCAGTTAATTTAGTGCGTTCTGCATTTGTCATTTTTACATGATTAGTGCCATCAGAAATATCGTCTAAATCACCAGATAATTCAGATAATTCATCTTTGCTAGAAATCTGACTATCAACGTATGCTTTAACTGATTGCTGGGTCGGTATTTTGGTTGCGCTATCAGAAACCATATTATCTTCATCGACAACAAACTGCATATCTGTTGTGCTGGTGTCTGTTTCCATGACCGCGCCAGCCGCTTCAACATTTGTCGCGTCTGTAACATCTGCGCTTGATTCAATTCCATCTAGTTTGCTTTTATCACTAGATGACATTAATCCAGAATCTGTTGTTGTTGCTAAATTAACAACTTTAATATCTACAACCTCAATGTTGCCATCTTCTGTGATTGTTACGGTTGTCATCTTGTCACCTCTTTTTTAACAGTAAAAGAACCAGCAATAATTTTCGATACATTTGCACCATTTACCATTTCAAGGTCATAAACGCCAGTTATAGGGCTTAAAGATGCTGTATCGCTTGCAGAAATAGATAAAACAATAGTACCGTCAGAACCGCCCAAAGTAATGCGACCATTTTCAGTTGTTAATTCAATAAGGGTTTTTGGCTCGTCAGCACTGCGCCGCAAATGCATCCGCGCAGTGTAAGATGTTAAGTCTACCAAACTATCATTGGCATCTTTCCAAGTTATTGTTCTTGTGAAAGTTGAACCTTGCTCAATTATAAAATCGTATGCACCAGCCGTCATTAGAACGCCACCCATTCATTATCGTTAATTTTAATTATTGTGATTACATCTCCAACGCCAGCGGTCGATGTTGAGCGATGCGCTGTGACTGTTACACCAACCGCGCCAGAAACTGTCACTGCGCCAGAACCAGTTTGGCAAATATAATTTTTTGTGCCAATAGATAATGCAACATCAGCTTCAGTTGGTATTGTTACAGCTATCGCAGAAGAATTGTTGAATGTAGTAAAATAGTTAGCATCGTCGATATCGAATGTAAAACTTGTTCCAGTTTCTTGCGTTACTGTGTAAAAATTTGGCTCACTTAATATTTGCTGAAACAACTGCGTTTTAGACAATTTTTTTGTTTGTGTCGCGCTAGTGTCTACAACTATAAAATTATCATCGTCCGATAATTCATTGCCTGTTATAGCAGTTAATTCTGATATTTTTTTCTCTGCCATATCACCACATCCACAATTCTACATAACCATCTTGTCCAGCTTCCGCAGATGAACCACCAGCACCGCCAGCACCAATCGATAAGGTCAAAACCTCACCACCTAAATCACCAGTTAAATATTTCACAACCAAATTAGCTGGTTTCCCATCGAAAGCGGCAACATCCCAATTGTCATTATCAGCAAAACCACCTATTGCCCCGCCCCCTCTATGCGTAAAGTCTCCACCAACATCAGTTGTATTTATTGGTTGCAAACCAGAACCCGAATTAACCCCTGCTTGCCCATGCTTTGCTGTAATTGCTATTGATAAATTAGCGCAAGTTACTGTGGTGTCTACTCCGTCAGAACCAGAAAACGATTGATTAGGTGAATAAACGCGCCTTGCACCACCGCCACCACCGCCAGATGCTTTTATTAATATTGCAGATGTTCCCGCTGGCAAGGTGTAGCTAGTGTCGGCGGGGTCTAATCTTATAATATTTGATGGGTAAGATGGGTTGGTTGCTATTGCTTGCTTTGTTCTAAGCGGTGTCATTAGTTCAGTGTTATTCGTGCCAGCCTCTGCGGTTGCTTGTGTTGCAACTTGCAAGTCAATAATTTTAGTGCCTGATGAATTAAAAACATCTATGCCAGCCGCTGTTGCGGCTTTTATGCTATTGGTTATTAATTCAACACGGCTATTTGTTGCGTCTAATTCTGCAACAATAATCCAAGCCGAATCATTTTCATCGCGGATTTTTAAATAATTGTTGACTGTATCAACCCACCACATATTTGCAAACGTGTCTGATGGTTCGGTTGCGCTACTGTTGTTGGATACAATAGCTGATAAAGCATTGTTTAAATCCGCCCGAAATTGGGGTGTAGTTTGGTCATCAATTACATAGTCATGCGTAGCCATTAATTATAACTCACTTTTGCTGTTAGCGTGTCCACGGCTGGTGTTACATCATCTGAATCGCTGTTTAATTCTATCTTAAATTTAAAAGCGCGTCCACTGAAGTCACCAGCTTTAAATCTTTTAAAATCTGACCATGTTGGCGTTCCGCTAGGGTCGTCATCCGTCGTTGCAATATACATCAAAATGTCTGTATCTGCAAAACTACTGCCCCCAGACAAATCGTCAAAATTACCAGCCAGCGAATCAAAATTGCCTGTCAGTGTGTCAAAAGTAACGGTTGCCGCATCATTAATCCGCACGACTTCAATATTCATAGTGGATCGAACAAGCCTGACTGAACCAGTGTCTATATAGTTGCTAAATTCATAAGTTGCAGTCGATGGCGCGGATGATGGATCTGTAATTCTAAGCTGATTAGATACCACTGAACAACCTGTTTTTGTGCCAGAAAAGCTAGTGGCTTCAGCTTGCGTTAAGTTGTTCGTAAATACCGCCAAATCTTCTGCGCGGATAACAACACTAGATGCGGCGACGCTTTGATTTCCTGATTTGTCATAAGCCTTGATAAGATAAGTGCCTGAACGCGCTGGCACTGTCACGCTATTTGCGGGTCTTGCCACTTTATCTATTGCAGTTGTAGCGTTAGCAAACGTCGCACCAGCCTCTTGCTGTGCATATCTTAGTCGATAAAAAGATAAATCTAAATCGGGGACTGCATCCCATTCAAGAACAATGCCACCAGAATTAACGTCGAATCTAAAATTACTTACATTAGCTGGCGGGTCTGCCAAACCTTGAACTGCAAAATCCACTTTTGTTGTGAAATCGCCTTTTAGCCCCAATGTATTTATAGCCCTTGCGCGAATATCATAGTTTGCATCCTCTAAGTCTATAACCTCAAAGACACCCAATTCACCAAACCCGCTTGATATATAATTTGTTTCTGTTGTTTTTTTATACTGAACTTCAACAAGGTCTACTCTTTCTGGTGAATCGCTAGTTACATCAACTGTAACCACGTTTGTTAAATCCTCATTAATTATTCTAGTCGTTGGCGATAGCGAAATACCAACAGACGGGACGTCAAATGGATTTGGCAAGGTTGTGTTGTTTTGCTCGAATGCTGTTTCTTCTGCGTTCCAATCAAAAACGCCGCTTGATATTTCACGCAGTGTCATATCCACAAGCAAATCACCCTCGCTTGACGGCTTAAAAGACCATTCTGAAACCTCGAAAGGTTTACTAGAAAAACCCATGCGCGTATTAGTAAGCGAGACAATATCACCAACCTGAACTTGTAATCCTTTTAGCCCAAATGAACCTGATAAAGTAAGTTGTTCGCGGTTGCGATATAAAGCTATTTTTGCAATCCGTTGCGCCATCGACGCCGTATCAGTAAATGTTAGATCTAGATCAATCGCGCTTTCTTCGCCGCCGTCAACAGTTATAAAAGCCGCTGATTTAATTTCTGGAAAGTCACTTACCTGATAATTACTTTCTGCGCCTCTAAACTTGCCCCGCACGATGTTGAAATTATCCCGCCGACTATGCCGCGTTTGAATGGCTAAACCGCTACGCAAATCATCCTCATCAAATGATATTGCTGGGGTTGTGTATTCTGCCGCTTTTACGCGCCATTTCCCTTGTGCATACCACAAAATCCCGCCCATTGATCGCAATAAACCATCAATAATATCTTTTGGCTGTTGCCCCAGCGAGAAAGTGCCATTGGTTGTATATCTGGACTGCGTACCGCCGACAGCTAGCGTTACGTTTTCATCGCAAACATTTATTGCAGACCCAAAACTTGTATCATCTATATCGCCACTTGCCACATTTAAACCATAATTGCTAACAAGATAATCGCGCAAGCATAAAGCTGAATTTTCAGACCAAGCCGTGGTCGATGTATTCGGATTGAATATTTTTTTACCTTTAACAAGCGCAGTAATTTGCGGTTCGCCATTTGGAAACGCATCCCCATTAAATTGCAACCTGATATAAATATAAGCTATCCCACGCAGTCGATGGTCAGCCGTCCATTTGCCATCTGATTCGGAAATTAAGGTTGCGTCTGCCACTTGGTTTGCTTCACCAAGATGCTTGATAACGCGAACATAACCGCCATATTTAGATGGTGCGGTTGCATTTCCGAAACCATCTAGCGTCAAAGCCTCATCGTTTAAAAAAATGGTTGTTATTTCTTCAACCTCATGCCCCGCAAGCGCGATAACAGAATGCAAGAATTTATTGTTGCTGGTTGTTTCTCTAAAAACAATAACGCCGCCAACCCTTGTTTGACCATAAATAACGGCTTGATCTGCGGCTGGTGATATACCTGAAACCTGATAACCAGATATTCCAGTGCCAGCTATATTTTGATTTTTGGGTTTTGGCGTTAGTGAGTTCAAAGCTAAACCTAGCGTAGCTGAAACTAGAAAAGACTTCGCGAAATATACAAATGCGCCGCCAGCGATAGCCGCAAAACTACCCGCCGCCGCCGCCGCGCCGTATGTTGCTGATGCCGCGCTAACAGCCGCCCCAATGGTAATCGGGTCAGCTTGCACCGCACTTGCCGCTAATATCCCCATCGATGCTAGAAATGTTCCTGATAATAATTTTTTCACGACACCAGCCATTCTATATCGTCGCCTTGCGGCTTCACAAATTCCAGTCCATCATAGCCAACAAAAGCAAACCATTTGCCTAGAGAAACGCCCAGATAAAGCCCTGTTGCGCCGCCTTCCGACCTTCTGCCGATGATACTATATCGATTAGCGATAGTGCTGTTGGCGCGCTTTAAACGGCTGTCTATTGCGTCTACCAAATCTTTAAAGCCAGTTTCTTTTAGCTTCTTTTTATAATTGTAAAAACAGCCATAGGCAGTTGTATGTTTGCCATACCAATCTGTAAAAATTTTTTTGCCAGTTCTGCATTCGACTATATTATCCGCAAAACGCAAGCAATCATGTTCGCCCCATTCAAACGGCTGATGCGTAATTGAAAAAATATATTCATCAGTTTTTGATACCCAATCGCTCATCGACGCCCCCAGCTAAAGACTTTATCTTGTAAATCTTCAACAAACTCGAAACCTTTATCTGTTGGATACCTTGCTTTGTGGGATTGGTCTGTATATCTAAAAATTCTAGCGCGTTCTAAGTCAATTAGCTTGCTTTCAACCGTTAGCGCAATAGTGCTAGTCTCTGCGCCCTCGTCAATATTCATAGTGTCAATATATCCTGTGAATATCTCTGACATTCCAAGACCATCATCTTGCGTTAAGCGTATTCTAAAGCCATCCTCTGTTGTAACATCATCAGCATTTTCAGCGTCTAGTAAATCAACGCTAACATCTTTTGCACCGAAAAAGATGCGGCATTCCCGCCCTTGATACGGCTCTGAAATCGCCAATGATAGCAAGTCAGATGGTATGCCAGACAATGTTATCACCGCGCCTTTGGCGGCTATTTCGGCTGTTTCACCTATGTCTGATATTTGTAGCATCTTACCAGTGCCAACATAAGAAACGCCGTCTAAATTCATATCGCCTAGACCTGACCAAAAATTCAGCGTTTGCGTGTCAAAAAAAATACGAACCGCAAAAAATGGTTCTATCTTTGCGGCTGTTGTAAGTGCTGATAATCCTGAAATCAAATCGCGGCTCATGTTAGCACCTCGATTGCCGAAAAGGTTATTCCATAAAAAGATGCGTTATTGATTGACCAGTTAGTTTGCGGTGTTGCTAACCTAAATAAACCTTTTGCATTGCTAACAACAACAGTTGCGTCATCAACTGGTGAACTACGCAAATTTGGATATATATCTATCGTAGCATTGCCGCCAGCGGTTGAATCAACATCAGCCAAAATCTTATATAACTGCGCCCCTGTCCCAGATCCTAGTTGTATATAATCGCCAGCTTTTAAATAACCTGTTGCGCTGGCTGGCAATCCATCAATCGATAAAGTCGCGCCTGACTGGTTGCTACCATTAACTAATGGCGTTCCAGCGTTTGTAGATGCAGACCCTTGCGGCGTGGCGCAGTTAGGGTCGCCCATCAAAAAAGTGCCGATTTGACCTTTTAGCGATATTAAAAAAGCTATCCAGACTTCAGCATCTGCGCGTTTCATGGGCGGCAAGGTTACATTTGCGCTAAGTCTCTGACCAGAAAAAGCAACGACTTGTTGCTTAAAACTGAACGGCGATTGACTGATCGCAACTGCGTTTAGTGTTTCTAATTGAACAGATGCAATTCCTGTTTGTGTTGGCAAGGTTAGCGGATATGTAATCGTCATAATTTATCACCCAAATGCCGCACTAAATGAACCACCCCGCCGTCTAGCATCCATGACCGCCGCTTTTGTAGCTTCAGAAATTTGCGGCATAAGCTGGCTTATTTCTGCGCGAACAGTTTGTTGGACGCCTGTTTGAACATTGATAGTTTGATTTATTGTAACACCATTTACGCCACCTAGTCTATTATTAGGAACTATCGCGCCTGACTGATTTGGCACGAACATTTCTGTCCCTCGCTCTCCGACCATATAAGGGCGACCAGCTTGCACCGACCCGCCTATCGCTAAACCTTTAGCTGGGGCAGTAGGATTAAAAAACCCGCTGATAGCTGTATTTAATGGCTGGGTGATATTTTGCTGAACTTGCATCCGAATAATATCGCGAATGATGGATCTTGCCATATCTGCAAACGCATCTTTAGCAGACCTAGTTCCAGATATTAAATCAACCATCGCATCTTCTAATGACCTTACGCCGCGTTGTGCTACGTCTTGCATAGTCAATCCAAATTTATCAACTGCGTCTTTTGCTTGAGAAATTGCACTAGGATATTCGCCAAATGTATCTAATGCCATATCGAATGGCTGTATTGTTTCTGGCGGTAATAAGAAATCAAAATTCGGAAAATCTTCAAACTCAGTTCTTGCGCCGCGGATTGCGTCAGAATATTCGTTTATTTTGGTTGTGGCTTTTGTTACTGCGTTTGCATTCGCGTTTGTCGCATTTGTTTGTGATATAATAACTTTCTTGACATTTTTCCCATCTTGCTCAACCATTCTAATCCCATTGCTATAATTTTTAAGATTAAATGATATTCGTTCTAGGTTTCTTTCTATTTCCTCACCAAAAGACAACATTGGATTATTAGTTCCTAATGTTTCATTCGCTAATTGCAAAATAGAATTAAATGTCGTCCTTATTGCCTTTGTCACGCTGGCAAACGCATCCAGCATGATTGTAGTGATAAATCTGGTTACTTTAGATAAAGCTGGCAAAACAGCCGCCGTAATTTGCTGACCTAATGATGAAAATGTTTTGCCTAACTTATCAAAAAGATCATTAGCTTGCTCAACAGCTTTTGCTTGGTCACCAGTTAATTCTATCGACAGACCATTAAATTCTTTTGTTAAATTTTTGATTTCACCGCTTCCACCTTGCAACAAATTAACTAAGTTAGTTCCAGAACGTCCAAATAAATCAAACGCGATGCGAACTCTGTCAGCTTGGTTTGGAACAGCTGATAATCCGTCTGACACTTCCATTAATAATTGATTAGTATCTTTGAGAGAGCCATCATTGTTTTTAAGTGTTATGCCTAATTCATCAAAAGACCTTTTAGCAATTCCAGTTCCTAAATTAGTTTCTGATATAACGCGGCTAAATCTATCCAACGCCTTGTTCAGCGTTACAGCTTCTGCACCTGTCTGACCAGCCGCAAATTGTAAAGATTGTAATTGATTAACTGTTAGTCCAATCCGCGCTGATTGCTTTGCTAAATCATCTATCTGCTTTGCAAATTCTTTTAGGGCTAAACTAGCCCCTAATCCAACCAATAACCCTTTGACGCTGGTTATCTGACGACCAACAGTTTTTAACCCGCGCCCTACTGTTGCAAAAGCCCTTTGCGTTTTATCGATGGCGGCTATTCTAATATTAAGTTTTTGGTCTGCCATCTTCTACAACCTTGAAATATGCGAACCATTCATTCAGTTCTGATAGCGTTAATTCTTCAATTTCTGGCTGGGTCTTATGTAACCTATCCGCAAGTGCCAGAACATTCATTCTAAACGGATAGTCTTTTAGTTTTTTTCAATTTCTTCAATGCTATCAATATCGCCAAACATATTACCAGCGACGCTTGCTATTTCAGATAAATTAAAACTCATCAGAACAGGCTTATCTTCTAAAGAAAACGCTTTATTGCCATCCTTTAATTCAGCTTTTTGAATAATTAAATCAACCATCGCATCCATAGTTTGATTATTTAAAAAATCTTTGTGCTTGCGCTGTAATTTGTGGATATCACCAGCCGTTATATCAGAAACATATAAAAGCAATGGCGCGCCATCTTCACCCCATTCAGGGACTTCAATAACGCGCCTTGGCTTTGCATCCAGACGGCTTTTTATCGTCTTGGCTAAACTCATTTAGACAGTTCCTTCAGTCAATGCGCCTGTTCCCTGAAATGTTAGAGAAGCCTCTACCATTCCATCAAAAGACGCTGTAATTGTTCTGCCTGTTACTAAAATTGAGCCTGATAAAGAATGGTCGCCACTTGTGTCGCCTTCCATTAAAACGCTAATAGTTCCAGTGTCGCCAACTTGAAAGTCGGTTTGACCAGAATCTGCCTCATCAAAATAACAATCTAATGAACCACTAAATGATTTTAAAGATGCCACATAGGTTCTGTCTCCATCACCCATGCTTGAATCTTCTATAGTGTCCATAGTTTGTTCAATCGAATAACTTCTTATTTCACCGACGGTATTGCTTCCAATCTTAACAATCCCATCTTTACCAGCAAAAGTCGCCATGTCGTTTTCCTTTCTACGCGGCTGTTTCTACATCATTTTCGGCTGTCCGATAGGTTGCCGATATTGAGAAGCGACCAACAGCAACAGTTTGTTCACCATCACCACTAAAATCAGCTTCAAACCCGACGGTCTGCAAGTCTTTTGTCAAACCACCAAGAGTTACATCTGCGGCTATGGCTTCTTCAACCTCAACCGCAATCGTGTCTAAAGTATTATCATAATTCGCAGTCCCTTGACAGTACGCTTCAACGTTTATTTCTAAAACGCGCATAGTGCTTCTAGGCAGTGTTATCGTGTCAAATTCAGTTGTTTCTGATTTGGTGTAAATTAAAAGTGCTGGCAATTTTGCAGATTCAAATGGGAAAACGCGGCTTTGAAAACAGTTCGATCCAGTTGTTGTTAAGCCAGTGAGTGCGGTTTTTATCGCGTCCCTGATTTGTTTTCTAACGTGCGCCATTCTATTGTTTTTCCATAACCAGCGTAGTCATGCCAGTGCCATCGTCTTGCACAATTTGAACTGTGTAATTTGTATTATTTAACCTTAATTTATCGCCTTGCGTCGCAGTTGATACATCTGATGTTCTGCAAACAAATCTTGGTTGCTGTAGCGCAAACCCTACCCCGCCACCAGCGTCAACCTCAACAAAATCATTATCAAATATCCCAACAATGTCGCGCGCAAATGAATTTTGCGGCGTAAATTTAGCCGCAATTCCAAAGTCATTAACGCTTAAAAAAACAGCGCGGTCAATGTCAGATTCAACAGCCATTATTCACTTTCTGGAAAAGATAATTTTTTTACTGCGCGGTCAGATTTTGTTTTAGTAGATTTTACTTTTTCGGCAAAACCTCGCGCAATTAATTTTTCTGCTATTTCGTCATTTAGGTCATGCTGTTCACCAGCAAACATATTGCCAGATGTACCAGTGTAACATTTTTCTAAAATTTGTATTTTCATTTTATTTCCTTAATGTTTCAGGGCGGCGATCGCCGCCCCTCAACAATGTTAAATTAAGCTGTTGAAACTTCATCAGTGATTGCGAATGATTCCGCATTTCTGACAGCAACATCGACTTCTTGATGTACGTTGATAGTAACGTCACCAGATGCGGATGCTGTGTAAGGGTCAACAAGAATTGATGGCGCGCCAAATAGACCAACCATCAATTGTGAGAAATCACCAAAAATAAATGCTGACGCATCTGCTCCGCCATCTCCTGAATCTAGGTTAGATGGAACATTTGTTGTAAACTCTGCACGATAACCATAAATGTTATTCCACGGGTCGTTTAACAACATGATTGAATCAGTTGTTGCGACTTTAACAGTGTTTGCTAACTTTGCTTTTACCTTCGGATTAGACAACCAGCCAAGCGCATTTTGATTGATTATGCCATTAGAATCTTCAACCGTTTTCACAAGGTCAGTAATATCTGCCCAAGTCAACGCCGCCACATCAGTTCCAACAGAAATGTCAACATTTCCAACGTTTGATGTATTTAGCAATCCTGTTGGCTGACCAGAAGAACCTGAACCCTGAATTGCATAATATTCAATCGCATCAGCTAATGAACGCAACAAATCATTTTGAACAACTTGTTCGATCGACGGCACTGATTCAAGCATTAACAAACGTGACATTGTAGCGTTTGCGCCTAAAGTTCTAGGCTGTAAAGTTACAGCGGCATCTGTCTGTGATTGGTCTGAAACGTCGCCAGATTCTTCAACAAATGCGGCAGTCGCACCAGCAGAAAACTTTGGTATTCTAACGCGGTTTGTTAGACCTGACATATATGTGACACCCAAACCAGACATGATTTGTCTTGCTCTTAACGCCTCAATAAACAAGTCGCCACGCTGAATTGTTGGAACAAAGTTATCTGTGACATTCTCACCAGAGATTGCACCAGTAGCGGCTGTTGTCATTACACCAGAACGTGCGCCCCATGCAAAATCTGGCACATAAATTCCGCGCCCTTCTTTGCCTGTGTTCTTTACGATCTCTTGATGCATTTCCTGTTCGAGCTTTGCGCCTGACCAATCTTGCGTAACTTGCGCCCTTAACATTTTAGATAGGCTGTAAGCGCGTTGATCTTTAACTGGTGCGTCTACAACACTTGCTGGTGTTTCTAGTGGCTGGTTGCCGATTGATTCTAGCAATTCACCGCGAAATTCGTCTATTGACAATCCGCGACCAAGTGCTTCTTCACCTAAATCAGCTTTATTGTGTTTGCGCGCAAGGGTCATAATGTCCTTTGCGTTGCGCTGTGCAGTCTTGGCGGCTTCCGCTTTAACTGCCTCTAAATCGATATTTTCTGACATTTTGTCATTCCTTTCATCGATAGGGGTTGCTTTTAAAGTTTCGGAAAGCGCACGCCCGACCCCAACCTGATTGGACTGATCTGCGGGTATCCCAACGATGCTTATTTCCATGGGCGTAGTAGCGACCCGATAATAATTTTCTGGGTCGTTTTCACGTTCAACGCGTTTATCTATTCGATAACCAACGCTGATATTCTGCCGAATGCCATCGGCAACATCGTCGAACACTTCAGAAGCACGTTCGCCTTTTCCAAAGCGAACCCTAGCGCGCAGTCTACGCGCATTTTCATCAAGTTCAACAGATTCAACCACCCCGATTTGCTGTTCCATATCGTGGTTCATTAATAATGGCGCACGACCTGAATTTAGGAAATCAAGGTTCATATTCTCTCGACTATGGTCAATAACTTCTTGACCAAAACTGCGCTCAACTGGTGTTTCTGATGAAACGCCAACCGACACAGTTCTTTTGTCCATATCTATTGTTTTTTCTTCTAGTTCCATAGCGCGCAAAGTCAAATCTGCGCGGCTAATCCGTTCTTCTTCGTGATAAGAACTTGTTTCGATTTCATCGTTTCCAGATGTTTCTAATTCTTCTTGGCGTGGCTTTGCAAAAGTGATGACATAAGCATCTTCTAATTCTTGCACATCCACAATATGCCGCTTTTCCATTTCATCACCTATCTTTTCTGTTTCCACATTATCTGATATTCCACGTTCTTCGTCAATGTTATCTAGCTGGCGGTCTTTACTACGCGCCCAACTTTGCCCAGAATTTCCGCCCCATAACGCCCACGCAATCCGCCCAGCACTAGGATAACCATCTTGATCTGGTTTATACCCTTCGCCCTGTTTGTCAACTTCATGGCGGCTAAAATAGCTATGCATACGCCTGACAGTATCAGCAGATAATTCTTGTCTATTAACTAACTGTCTAGCCCTAGCAACGCCGACTTCTGTCCCGCCGCGACCATGTTCCTTGCGCCAATCTAACCCGCGTTGTGCCTCGTTTGCCATCGCTTCTGTTGGCTTCAAGTCTATATCTTCGCCCTTATAGGTCGCCATCATCACCCCCAGCGATATCGGCTTCAACAGGCAATTTCGTGCCAAATGGTTCAAATGCCATTGATAAACCAAACTGTTCGGCTAATTCTTTATCGCGATTAATTGCGCTAAATGTTTCCTCAACGTCGCGACCATAATGACCAGCTACATCTTGCATCGACATTATGCCATTATTTAAGCCAACAACTGCCGCATTTATTTCTTTAAGCGGATCAACCCAATTCCAACCCCTACCCCTGAAATTAGAATTATCGCTAAATTTATCAAACTTTGACGCTGGCAATGGTATGCCGCCGAAATCCATAGCTGATTCAAGCCAGTGTCTAAAAATAGGTTCGCAGAAATGCTGAATAATAAATTGATGCAATGCACGGTATCCATCGCGTTCATCAAGCGCGCCCTGACGAATGCTAGAATAATTCACGCTAGATAAATCGTTAGATAGGCTGGCATAAGATACGCCAAGCCCCGATGAAATGCCCCGCAACATTGCGCTTTCAAATTCTGCATAACCAGTGTTTGGATGTTCTGGGCTAAACATTTTAAAATCGTAACCAGCGGGTAACTGATGCATAGCGGCTGGTTCTACATTTATGACTGGTGTAAAGTCGTTCTCTAGCCCATCTCCCATGTAATCGTCACCAGATGGCGTTGTAATCATACCCATCTGGCTTGCGCCTAAACGCGCCGCAATAACTTCAGCTTCACGATATGCGCCCAACATTTTCATCGCTGACATTGCCGAAACCATAAACGGTTCGCCGCGCGATTGGTGCATTCGGTTCGGCATATAAAGATGAATTATCTCTGATGCTGGCACTCTCTGATGCTTGCGCTCTTGATGTTGCAAATAATATTTGTCATTAGGATGCGCTGTCAAAACCCAATAAGCAATCGGCTTATGGGCTTTGTCCATTTCAATGCCCATGCGAATTTGGTTGCCATTGTCTAAAACATCGTTCTTTTTTTCATCGATCATATCAGCTTCTAAAAACTGGATAGCAAATCCGTCGCGATATCTCGAATTTTGTATTAACTTAATAAAGCACTCACCATCACGCGCAAGCGATTCAATGGCGTATCGCTGGCAATCGTACCATGACATCTTACCGTCAACCGTCGGAAAACCTAAACGCCCCCAGCGTTTCCATGCATTCTCTATTATAGTGTTACCAGAGGCATCCAGTTTGCCATCTTCGTTGCGCGCTTTGACTTGCAAATGAAAACCACTATCCCCAACGACATTTGTCTTAAGCAAAGTCATATAACGCCGCGCAAATTCGTTATCGCGCACTAATTCACGCGACCTATTGCGTAATGTTTCCAGATTAAATCTTAACTCGCCATCGGCTGAATTGTCTGCCCCCAGAAAATCACCGAATAATCTGCCGCCCCTAGCCGCCGCGTAGTTGCGTTTGCTAGCAACTTTCGGTTCTTGTCTTTTTAGAAAATCAAAAAAACCCATTATGTGAACCTATACTTTATGGTTGCTGATGTTGCCTTACCGTTTTTTATTAAATCTTTTCGGCGTTCCATCGTTAGTTCAGCACGATAAAAATTGCGCCATTCGATTAATTCATTAGGCGCAATCTTAGTCAAAGACCGCCCTGAAATGCTATAACTGGCAATGTCAGCATCAGCGCGTCCTTGCAAAACTGATTCGATTTTCTCTAGCATTACTTCAGCATGAGAACGCGGGTCTATATTATTATCTAGATCAGTTATAATATCCCAAAATCCAGTTTGTAAAATAATTCGCTCTGAATCTGAAGATCTTGTTACTTCTAATTGCCAGCGGTGTTTGCCAACATCATACACATCTGAATTAGACGATAAAATCGTAAATAAATAATCATTCCCATCTGCAACACCCGAAACACTAAATTCATGTGTGCCGCCGCCGCTACTAACTCGCGATATATAAGTTACTGAATAAGTATCAGATGGATATGTTGAAGCTAAATTTGTTTTACGCCAAACAGACCTATCACCGACGACAATTAGGTCTGGCTCTAATTTAAGGGCATTAGTGTTGTCAAACAAATTAACCATTAACGCCACCCATTAACAAAATTGCTATTTCTTCTTTGTTGATATTTTCTATTTACAGACGGTTGTTCATCGCCCGACTGTTCAGCTTTACGCTTGTCGTTTCGGTCAGCCAATGCATTTAAATTCAAATTCAAAATGGCTAACGCCCCTATCGCATAAACGCGGCAGTCTAGTGCCTCGTTTCTAGTCCTAGTTTTTACGAACTCCCGCCGTGGAAATCCTTTATGAAACTTTGTGACGATCTTCTCTGATGCCGCAAGCTGTTTAAAATATTCATCTGGTCTATCATCTGGAAAGTGACAATAGCCAGCCCCCTCTATTGTAATCTTTAATCGCGAAAAAATCAATTCCTTGATGTTGTCAACCCCCAAAGTGAACAACCTTATCTTGCCGATGTTGTTTCGGCTGGGTCTGGAAACAATCGGGCGGCTTTCACCAGCCATCCCTTTTATAGCAAAAATGCGGCGACCTTCGCGACTTCTTACAAAATTATAAACAGCTTGCGTATAGTGACCGCCCGAATCTATGCAAGCGGCTCTGATATCCAGCTTGCGATTATCTTCTGTCATAAACGTAGCTTTTAATTCGTTGTCTAAATCTTGCCATAGTTGCGGCGTGGATGGGTCGCCGTAGAGTTCTTTAAAACCTAAACTCCACGTTTCTTCGTCGCGTCCATGTCCAACAACCTCAATGGCTAGCCTGTCATCTTGCGTATCAATGCCAGCGGTTATTATCTGGATTCGGCTATCTAGCCTATCGCCGAAAACTTCAGCGCGTTCTGCAACAGCATAATCGTCAACCCTCTCGCCTTGATCTTCCCAGCTTTCCGCTAAATATACGTTTGTCCATACGCGCAATGTTTCTGGCATTCTTTTTGCTGATAAAAAGTCGCGCACCGCATCAGCAAGGGGCGTCCACGGCGAATAAATGCCGTTAATATGAAAGCCAGCTATGCCTTTAAATTCTTCTGTTGACTGCCAACTGCCTTTTCTAACTGCTCTATATCTAGCCGCATCGTTCCAAATACTGCCGCAATCTTCGCAAACATAATGCGCTGTTTCTGGCTGGTCTTTATCCCAGCGAACTTGTGACCATTTTAAAATCTGTTCATGTCCACAATCTTCACATGGAACGTAAAATTTCCGCTGGTCACTTTCTTCGAAAGACGATTCAATTCTGGATGCGCCCTTGTTGGTTGGCGTTGATACCATCACGATTTTTCTGTTCCAAAAAGTCGCTGACCTTTTGCGCGCTAGTTGTATGGGGTCGCCCTCTGAACCAGCACTCGCGGGATATCTATCTGTTTCATCGCAAAGCACTATTCTGATGGGTCGGCTGGCAAGACCTGATGCAGAATTACTACCGACTAGGCTAATATGACCGCCAGCAAAAACTTTGTGCGTTGTTGTGTTATTTGCATCACGGCTTCTAGGGTCTTTAACCTTGCCGCGTAACAATGGCGTGTCTCTCAACATCGGGGCTAGTCTATCCTTGCTGAATGCTTGCGCCATTTCTAACGTGGGTTGAACTAAAAGAATGGGTGCTGGATCGTGTCCAATGTGAAATCCAATGCAGTTTAAAAGCATTTCTGTTTTGCCGACTTGCGCGCCAGCCATAACAACAACGTCTTTTATTTTGGGATCGCTAATAGCGTCCATAATTCCGCGCTGATATTCCGCTCGACTGGTGTGCCACTTGCCAGCTTCCGCGCTACTTTCAGATGAGAGACGCCTTTCGAGGTCTGCCCACTCGCTTACTTTTAACCTTGCTGGCGGTTTCAGAACCGCCATCGCTTCCGTCACCACCGCTTTCAGTGACGTTTGAACGTCCAGCGTGTTCTGATGGTTGATAAGCTGATAGTTCATCTAGTGCCTCACGAACCTGTTGTTCTACAATATGTTGAATTAAACCTATTTCTGTTTCTGTTGCAACCAGCGGCGCAACTTTTGTCGGCAGTGATAACAGCTTGCCGCGCATTGCGCCCAACACATCAACCCACGCTGACAAGACATCGCCTGATGAAACAAGTTCGCGCTTTGCTTTTAGCAGTTCCAGTTCTGCAAGCTGGGCATCCGCTTCCATTTTGCGCGCCCTTGCCGCGTTATAATCTGCGTCTTGAATTGCTGGTCTGCCTCTAGGATTGCCAGTTGGCTTTGTCATTAAATCCACCCTAGTTCTGTTTTGCCATTGTGTTTTTTATCCCAGACGAACCAAGCAAACGCCATTAGACCAGCTTGAATTTCAACGCCGCCTTTTAACATCGAAACGCGACTTTTGAAAACCCAAATGCGCGCTGGTGGATTTAATCCATAATATTCGCCTCTCGATTTACCCTCTAAATATCGCAAGGGAAATATCATCGCCATTTTATTTAATGATAGTTCGTTAGCTTTTTTTATAAAATCCAATCCGTTTTTATATGGCGGATTCGTGACTATGTTATCAGCCGTTTTGCTCGCCATTAAAAAATCAACACCAGTATCGCCATAATTTCTATTAACCAAATCAGATGAATAAACATTGTATCCATGTTTTAAAAAAACATTAGATATAGCACCCTCACCGCAACAGCATTCCCATATTTGACCATCAAATTTTTCTACATTTAAAAGCGCATTTGTCGCTGTTTCTGGTGTAGAATAATAATCATCCTTTTCTCTATCCCCCCGAATATTATCGCCGTTCATTCTTTGCGCTTGCGTCATATTTTTAAACTGCCTATTTTTTGTTCAAATTCTGTCGCTAGATAAATATCGGGGTCGCGCGTTACCCACGGCGGTCAGTTTTTGCCAGTACCTTTTTATCTGCGCGCTGTTCTTTTTGCTTGTTGAAAACGCTTTGTGAAGTTATCAGCAAATGATTTCCGCGCCACTGCTTGACCTCGCTCATAGAATGGAAACCGCTTCGGGATTCTAGCATTCTGTTCTTCTAATAAATATAATCTCTTTAATGGATATGGCTTTTTAGTTCTACGCTCAAGTATCATCGGTTGACCATTCACATCTTGTGCAAACACTTTAGGCTTTTGCAACAATGTTCTAGGCGCATTGCGATTATAGCTGGCTTTGCTTTTAACAACTGGACGGTCTTGCGCGGGGATAGCTAAATACTGACCGCGCACCGACTTAATGCCGCCCTCTGCCTGATTAACCATATAGTCTTTGCCAAACCTATCATAAACCCGCGCGAATAGTTTGCGCTTGTTTGGCGACTTCTCTACCCTAAACATTGCTTTAGCAAACGACCTATTCTTAACCACAAAAGATTGTGGATATGTGCGTTCAACTATTTCTTTTCTAACCGCAAAAGCCGCATCGTTGATCGCACGATGCATTGCAAATGGCAGTTGGTTGCGACCCAAACCATCCATAGCTTTTGCAACTGCGCTTGCGTTACTTGTAACATTGATTTGCATTAGTGAATGCTCTCGTCCTCTAAAGTTAGCATAAAGACACTGCCACCGCCGATGCCCCTAGCATCGAAAATAACATCAGCGCAAACCGAACAAATGATTTGCGCTGAATGCTGTTCCACGATTCCGCGTGTAAGTTCCTCGCAATGATGACAGATAACATCTTCTTCAAAAAATTCTACTTCCATATCGCGACAATGACATATCAGGATGGATTGT